TAAACAAGGAATAACGCATGAAAAGGTTAGTTTTTAAAAGTTTGCATTTTGGTTGCGCACATTTTCCCTATGAAGATAAGAAAAGTGTTGAGATAGTAAAAAAGGTTGCTGACGTGTTTAAGCCTGACGTTGTGGCAAGCTTAGGCGATTTGGTTAGCTGTGACCAGTTTTCAGCACACCCTCCGACTCACGGCATGAAAGAAACAGACTACAAAGACGACATGCAGCGCACTAATCTTTTTTTAGATTATATGCAAAAGAAAAGCAAAAAGCTTGTGCTGGTTGAAGGCAATCATGAATACAGGGTTGCAAGGTGGGCGGCTAAAAGCAAAGAAGGTAAAAACGCTTTTGCAAGCATCGCTCCGCACGTACACCTAACAAATAACCGTAATAACGTTAAATACGTTAGATACCATACGCAAAAAAATCAGTACGCACACTATAAATTAAACTCAAGGATTGTGCTTGTTCATGGCTGGTCTTATGCAGAAAACGCTACCAAAAAACATCTACAGTTAGCGCAAGGTAAAACAATCATTCATGCACACACGCACCGCGTAGATATGTCAGCCAACCAAAACATTTGGAGCAGTGGCTCACATCAAGCGCGTAGTGTCGGTTGTTTATGTCGTCCGATACCGATGTATCAAACGTCAAGCCCTGTAAAGTGGGTTAATGCTTTTGTTGTAGGGTATCACGGTTCGCATTCAGACACGCTGTATACGGTTTTAATTGAAAAAAATAGAGCTGTTCTGCCTGACGGCAAGGAGATAAAGATATGAAATACTTAGCAGTACCTTATAGCGATAAGGACGAAAACGTAATGCAACACCGTTTCAATGTTGTTACTAAAGTGGCGGCTGAATTAATGAAACAAGGTAAAGAAGTATTTAGCCCTATAACGCATAGTCACCCGATAGCGTTACATCTTGACGCGGGTGCCGCTGTCGATTGGCAAGCGTGGGAGAAATTTGATACCAAGATGTTAAAGTGTTGCGATGAGCTATACGTTTTAATGTTGGCAGGTTGGCGTGATAGTGTTGGTGTTGAGGCAGAGATGCAGCTTGCTAAAGATTTAGGCATGAAGATTACGTTTATTACAGAAGATTTGCAAACGATTGCGCGGGAGAAGTGACCATGAAAAACGAAGCAAGTGTAGCCGAAAACGATATTCCTTATGGTTTTCGTGTGGACGTGCGTGGCAACCTTTGTCAAAATGAATACGAGCAAAAGACGACTAAGCTGATTGTAAAGTTAATTGCCGATGGTTTTAATTATCGTGAAATTATCGAAAAGCTAAATAAGGGTGGTTATTTTTTTCGCTGTGATGGTTGGGATGAAAATATAATCAAAGAAATATTAAATACAGCAAACAGGGCAAGAGTTCCAAACAAGGAATATATCATAAACGCAGTCAGAGTGCGTGTTTTAATAGAAAACATGTACCTTTGTGGCTGTTCTGTTTGGGATATTGTCGATGCGTTAACTGCTGCGATGATAAAACCACCGTGCGGTTTTGTGTGGGACAGCAAAATGGTTGAAGATATTATAAATAACGCAAAAAACAACAATGATTATTTTATTTCTGAAAATTGTGTATCTAATTCTAAATATGGATTTGACAATCTTGGAAGAGAAATACAATACGAGCAAGAAATATTACATAGAATAAGAAATGAGTGTTGCTGTTATGAAGACTTTAAACACATGGCTCAAAAGTTGTTTGATGATGGCAAGATTACGCGTGTTGGCGGTAATTTTAGACCAAAACATGTTGCTCTTATTTGGGGTGGCTTAGCTTTTGGCTTTGATTTGCGTGGCGTTTATGTAGAAAGTGATGCAGAGCAAAAAATAGAAAAAATGATTTTTGAATATTTTGAAGGCGGCTTGTCCGCTCATGGAATAGTCGTGAAATTGTTGGAAAAGTTCATCATAAAAACAAGCGGAAAGACGTATACAAAAAAGGTCGTAATGGACATACTATGTAAGCACAAAAAAATTATGGAGCTGAAATGACATATAAAATAGGCATCGCCGGACGTGCTGGCTCTGGCAAGTCAACGTTTGCAAAGATGTTAGCTGAACACCTCGACAGTTTCGCCATACTCCCTTTTGCTCGACCACTAAAAGATATCGCCCGCCAAATGGGATGGAACGGCGAGAAAGACGACAAAGGGCGTAGATTGCTACAACTGCTAGGTACAGAGTGTGGACGTGAGTGTATAGACGAAAATATATGGGTGCGTAAATGGCAAGAGAGAGCGCATGAGATAGGCGCAAAGTTTACGATTGCCGATGACTGCAGGTTTGATAATGAAGCTGAAGCTTGCGATTTTGTTATTAACCTGATAGGCAGGCAAGATAACAACTGCGACAGTAGGCACAAATCAGAACACGGCGTAAGTTCAACGTATTTTCATGCGATGTTACCAAACAAATGGGATATGAGATTTCTTGAGCAAGAAGCTGAAAATTTAGCAGCAAAACTAAAATGTCTACAATTCAAAAAGGTGAAAAATGAAGAAGCCCAGACGGTATTATAAGAAATACGCAGTGCGTTGCGTCTTGAGTTGTAACGAAAGGCAAAAAAAATGATTAGTTTAGCAAGAGCATACCACCTCGATATACCCGAAAGCGGGAAATTCACCATTACAGCAGAACAGCTTAAGCAGCTTGTAGAGACCTTTGAAGAAGAAAAAGGCTCACAGTTCGCAGGCGTTATTAAGGCTGTGTTAGTTTTTGGGGGTGGGTATGAAGAATAAAACATATAGCGGCAGGGGCATGGCCAGAGAAAAAAGATATCTTGCTGCACACGCCGGAGATTTCGCAAGTTTAGTAAAAAAAGCTAAAGACAATAAAGGCAAAACTGTTGTTGTTGACAAAACGCAAGCCGACGCGCTAAGAGATAACGCACGTAAGGCTTTCTTAACAATGACACCGGCACAAAAGATTAGAAACCGTGTAAGAGGTCGAAATCAAGCTTGTTACTGTGGTTCAGGGAAAAAATTAAAAAGTTGTTGTGGAGTTGGGTTATGAAAAAATGTTCTCCTATGGAGTGGCTTGTGGCTTTTGCTTGTCTTATTATGGTTATCACTGTTTTTTGCGCTACCGACTTTTCTTTTTTGACTGGCAAGAAGCGAAAGTTAACATGGCAAGAGCAAGCCGTAATGCGGGGTTATGGCGAGTGGAAAACAAGAACAATCCTTGTGCCCGTACATGTTGGCAAAATTATTGTCCAACAACCACGAGTATCAAGATATTTCGTGTGGAAAAACAATGAAAAGAAAAAATAAAAATAACACAAGCCGCTGGGATAAAGAACGCCTTGAGCAAATGGGAGAACACGCCGACGCTTTAAACCCGATAGCGGTTGTTGACGGCAAGAAATATCTCACTATGCAGCCAGACCGTGCAAAGGTTCACATTGACCGTTATAAGTTCGTTAATTCACTCGTGACTGGTAGAAATATACTTGACTGCCCTTGTGGGTTTGGCTACGGCTCAAAGATACTTGATTACGACAACTACACAGGCTTTGACATAAGCGAAACTGCTATATCGTACGCCATAGCGAAATATGGAAGTGACAAGGCAAGCTTTTACTTAGCTGATGCTACTATTGTTGCGGAGCAGTTACCAGACTTAAACCAAGTTGATACGGTTATAAGTATTGAAGGAATAGAGCACGTATTCCATCCCGAAAAGATGTTAGAGAACTTTTACAAGTGGACGAGTAAACAATTGATTATAAGTTACCCGGAAGCTTGGGGCGTCAATGCCGAGATTAAAGACGGCAAACGTGTTGGCGGTGGCTACCACGTTGTTGATATTGATACTAGCATGATGACGAAAATGCTTGAGAATGTAGGGTTTAGAATTAAAAACAAATATTGCATGGATAACGAGGCGAGAGTTTATCCGTTCGATGATATGCCGCAAGTTCAGTTGCCGTGTGGGATTTTAGATTGTGAGAAGATATGATTAAAGTTTTTTGTGATGTTTGTGGCTGTGAGATAAGCAGCGGTGAACTTTCATGTGAAGTAACAACTTCGGAAAAGTACGTAGATAGAAACGTGATTACTGAACACGACTTTAACCTTACATTGTGCATGAATTGTGCAAATAGAATTTACGCTATATTTGAGGCCAAAAATGATTAAAGGCAAAACATACGTTGTAAAGTCTTCAGGTATGCCGATAATGCCGGTACACCCTGCCGATGTAAACGCAGGTAACGTAGCGCAGATTTTGTCGCAGGTTGATAGACCGCAGAAAGGTGATACGATTACTTGCTTAGATAAACGCAAAGATAACAAGCACGGTTGGTTTTACAAGGTTCAGACTAAAGACGGCGAAGGTTGGATAAGTGGTGCCGCGTTGCTTAAATATGAGGTTGAAAAAATATGAAGCTTACAGATTTGCGACCGTGCCCGTTTTGCGGTGGGCATAAACTCACAGTAAACAAGACAGAGCGCGTAGCAAGCGTTATATGCTTAAAGTGCGGTGCAGAAGGCCCGGTAAGACGGTTTAAGACGCGCGCTAAAGATAGTTGGGAGAAAAGAGTATAATGGGCTTGTTTAGTGATTTGTTTGGCGACAAAAAGAAAAGGTACGAGAAAAGGCGTACAGAGAAAACGTACAACAAAGCGCTTAAGCATTTTCCTGAAGCAAAAAAAGATGAAAAGGTTGATTATGTTGTAATAGAGAAGAAGCCTAAACCCGTTGGCAAGGATGTTTTTAAAGACATACCAAAGCCATTAAATTTTAGTTGTGCAATCGCAACTCACTCAGTTGTAAGAGATTTTTGGCATGGCGGTTCGGCTACGGCGACATTTTCAAGATCAGACCCGACAACAAGAAAAAACGATTATGATTATTAAAGGAGATAAGGAATGAGAGTTACACTTTTTGAAGCGATTTTTGAAAGTATTAACATGGCAAATAGCCAATGGCAGAAACTTTTAAGATGCATCGGGCTTGGTGCAATGGTTGATTATGCCAATAGACCGAGAAAGAGGTGAGATATGTTTGCAGAGTTTTGCACTATAATGAGTTGTGTTTGTTTTGCATGTATCCCGCTTTCGATTGCAGATGGTGAGTGTGTACCTGCGTTGACACTCGGCATAAATATGTTTACTTTTCATATATTGTCTAAGGTTAAATAATGCAACTGATTAAAGACTGTGATATAAACAAACTAAGACCGTGGGAAGGTAATCCGAGAAAGCACGATGATGACGTTGATATGCTCGTAGTAAGCATAACAGCGCACGGATTTAAAGACCCAATCGAGGTTGATAGAGATTACGTGATACTTGCCGGGCACGGCAGAACAGAAGCCGCGAAAAAGATGGGCTTACAAAGAGTTCCTGTAATTGTGCATGATGTAAGTGTGCGAGATAAGAAAGTGCAAGCGTACGTTTTAGCTAATAACAAGACGGCAGAACGGAGTGAATGGGATTTCCCGAAGCTTAAAGACGTGTTTACTGAGATAGACACGGGAGAGTTTGCGCTTGAAATTACGGGTTTTGATATGGGGGAGATTGAGGATGTTATGACTTGGGGCGTTGAGCCAGAAGAAGACGAAAAAGCGGATAGCGTGCCGAGTGCACCGGCCGAAGCGGTTAGTAAGTTAGGTGAGATGTACCAACTTGGCGAGCATAGGCTTATTTGTGGCGATTGCACGCAGCCTGACGTGGTTGAAAAGCTGATGCAGGGTGAAAAGGCTGATATGGTGTTTACAGACCCGCCATATGGGATGAAGAAAGAAAAAGACGGAGTGTTAAACGATAATTTAAATCTTAAAGATTTGTTTGATTTTAATATGACGTGGATACCGCTTTCTTTCGGGTGTCTTAAGGATAATGGTTCTTGGTACTGTTGGGGTACAGACGAGCCTTTAATGGATATTTATTCAGGAATAATCAAGCCATATACAGCAGAACAAAAGGCAACATTTAGAAATTTAATAACTTGGGATAAAGGACATGGGCAAGGGCAAAATGCAGAAGGTTTTAGAATGTATCCAATAGCAGATGAAAAGTGCCTGTTTGTTATGTGTGGAGTTCAGGGCTTTAATAATAACGCAGATAACTACTTTCACGGGTGGGATAATATTGTGAAGTATTTATCAGACGAAAAAGACAGGGCGGGGTTAACAATCAAGGAATGTAAAAGGATAGCAGGACACTCCGAAAATAGTGGTTGTCATTGGTTTGATAAAAGTCAGTGGAGTATGCCAACAAGAGAAGTCTATAACTCATGGCGTGAACATTGTGCAAAAAAGAATACCGATGCATTCAAAAAAGAATATGACGAAATTAAAAAAGAATATGACGAAATTAAAAAAGAATATGACGAAATTAAAAAAGAATACTATGCTACGCGAGCGTATTTTAACAACACGCACGACAATATGAACAACGTTTGGCATTTTGCAAGACACGAGCGCACTGGCGTAGAAGGTGGACACGCAACACCGAAACCGATAGATTTATGCTCAAGAGGTATTTTATCAAGCTGCCCTGATGGTGGCATTACGGTGGATTTCTTTCTTGGCAGCGGCTCAACGTTAATCGCCTGCGAAAAGACAAAGCGCAAATGCTACGGCGTAGAGCTTGAGCCTAAGCACTGCGATGTAATAAGGAAACGATGGGCTGAATATACACAAGGCGAAGGCGTTGATTGGCAACAGCTTACGCCGCAAGTGTTCAAATATTGAACAGTTGATAACATAATAATAGTGAAATGATACAATGGCATGGCAAAAAGGACAATCTGGCAACCCAAACGGCAGACCTAAAATCAGCTTAACGGAGGAGATAAAGCGTAACTTATCTCAAGAGGTAACGCTAACCGATGGTAAGAAAGTTAAGGTATGCGAGGCTGTAATACAGGCACTTGTGCGTAAGGCGGTTAAAGGCGATTTGAAAGCGATTGATATGTTGCTTGACCGCAACGATGGTAAATGCCCGGATGTTATACAAGCTGATATAAACGCCGTCGAAGGCGTGATATTTTGCGATGAAGATGGTAACAAGATTGAGGAGGACGGCGATGCCGATACTGCGTGATAATAACTACTTTATGGTTCCTGATGGTTTTATGGTTTTGCCAGAAAGTGAATATAAAAGGCTGCGGAAACTTGAAGACGAGTACGATAATATGGTTGATATGCTCAAAGCGTGTGCCGACAGATTAGAGTTCGACGGCGGATGGGACTTACATTTTGAGATTAAAGCTTTATTAAAAGATTTGGAAAATAATGGTTAACGGTGAAGCAGGTAAAGGCGATAAGCCTAGGAAACAAACTAAAGCTGAGCGTGAACGGTTTAGAAAGAATTACGACAAGATATTTAAGAAAGGAAAAAAATGAGTGAAGGTGGAGAAATGACAGACAAAACGTTACCAGAAAATTTTAAGTGGAGTCAGTTTGTACAGTCTGGTAAACCAATAAGCGAGTACGTTGATAGTCCGTTCGGTGGCGTAAATTTCAGCGATGCAAATAACCCTGTGTTTGGTATGTTTGAGAAGATATTCTATGAAGCAGATAAACGCAAAGAGAGCTAACAAGCGTAAACAACTCTGGCACGAAGCTCAACCGTACAAGCTTGATTACTGCGAGGCTTGCGGGGCGTTAGGCATTAAATTAGACTTACATCATGTGCATCATCGCACGATGACCAACTGGTCGAACCCTGCTAACCTAATGACGCTGTGTTATGTTTGCCATAGGCAGATATTACATCAGAAAGGCAAAGCGCATTTTCTTGACGTTTACCCGCATTTACGCGGACGCTATGAGCATCTGGAGTGTACTTAATATGTGGGGATTATTCAACGAGTGCGGCTCGCTTCATATAGTGCCGATTAACGATATTAAAGACCACATGTATAGCTTAACGTGCGATTGTAACCCTACGGTAACAATAGCGGACAAAGGGTTTTTAGTGGTACATAACGCTTGGGATGGACGAGAATGAAAGAGAAAATTTATGATTGGTTTTTTCTTTGCGATGGGTGCAAAAAATCACATTCAACCAAAGATTTACGCGCATTGGATAACGGGTTGTTTTGCCACGATTGTTACGATGAGAGATTAAAAAAAGAAGATGTACCAACGAATAACGCTTAATCCGCTTAAAGCACAACGCGCTTTTCTGTTTGACGACATACGGCATTCGGCTTTTGTTGGCGGTTACGGTTCAGGTAAAACGTACATCGGTTGCCATAAGTGCTTAAGATACGCGGCTTATAATTGTGGTTGTTACGGTATGTACACTGCTCCAACGTATCGCATGATGCGTGATATTCTGTGGAGAACGTTTGAAGACATCCTCAACAAGAACTTCATCAATTACAAACTGCACAAATCAGAATGGCGGTTAGAATTACCTGACTACAAGTCAAGCATACTTTTACGCTCAACTGATAACCCGTCAAGCCTTGAAGGTGTAAACTTAGGTTGGGCAGGCATGGACGAAGCGTCTTTATCATCCATCAAAGCATGGCAAACACTCTTAGCTCGTACGCGAGATAGACGGTCTAAGGTTAGACAAGTATTCTTAACAACAACGCCGGAAGGTTTTAACTGGATATACGATGAGTTCGTAGAAAAGAAAAGACGTACTACTTACAAGATACATCATAGCCCGACAACAGATAATCATTACTTGCCGGACGACTACGTGGACAGTTTGAGAGAAAGTTACGACCCTAAATTAATCAGTCAATACATTAAGGGCGAGTTTGTTAATGTTGGTACTGGGGCGGTATACTTCGAGTTTAACCGCGATGACCATATAAAGGAAACAGCTTTAGACGTTAGTAAGATTTTGCATATCGGGATTGACTTCAACGTGTGCCCGATGCTTGCTGAAGTATTCCAAATAACATCTACTGAAAATAACGGGTATTTTATTCACGGGATAGACGAGCTTCATATTCCTGATAACGCGTCAACGTTAAGACTGGCAGGCATGATTAAAGAGCGGTTCAAGCAAAGTTATGAAGCTGGCAAAATATGGTTGTATCCTGATGCAGCAGGCGGAGCAAGAAAGACAAGCGGGAAATCAGACCACATCATTCTACGTGAAGAGTTACCCAAAGCGACATTCAAGCAAACCAGTAGCAATCCGCGAGTGAAAGACCGCATAAACGCATTCAACCGCTGTCTACGCGACGCAAACGGCACCATCGGCATGTCGATAAGCCCCAAACAAAACGAGCTTAGAAAAGACTTAGAGCAGGTTGTATACGGTGACAACGGCACGATTAATAAAACGCAAGACGCACGACGCACGCACGCGAGCGATGCGGCGGGGTATGTGATTGAGAAGTTACGACCAGCGAAGAAACCTGCGTTTAGTATTTAATTTATTTTTTACTTGACAAGAGGCGGTTAATATTATAGACTAATTGTGTATCCCTATTCAATTCCGTTGCATATGGGCTGTAACCCGCAACGGGATTTTTTTTTGTAAAAAAGTGTTGACAATTTCGCAGATGTATTATATAGTGTAGGTAGATTTAAGATATTTTAAGAAAGGGAAACAATGACTAAACAAGAAGCAATGGGCCGTATTGATGAAATTGATGCAGAGATTGACGAACATCAACGCGAGATTGACGAGCTAAGCAAGCTAAGAAAAGAGTTAATGCTGGAGGTGGTGATATGACAAATTACTTCAACAAGCCGCTAAACGCATCTGGAAGGTGTCGTGATTACATGTTAGACCCGCCCGACGATGCCGAGATTGTTTGTTTTGAATGCGGCTATGAGATTACGTTTGGGGAAGATATTGAACACGGCGATTATGTCTACTGTCCTAATTGTTATCATTACTGCAGACTTTGTGACAAGATTGAAATTTTCTACGATTGCTGCAAGCCGGATGATTGGGTTTGCAAGGAATGCAAAGGAGATAAGGAGGTTGAGTGATGTTAGGGTATAGAGTAAAACGTGGTGGCAAGGATAGAATTGTTTTAATTTCTACTGGCATACAAAATCAAACTATAGGTGCAGGAGAAACCGTATACATCAGGGAAGAAAAATATAAACAACTGGAAGCTGAAAACGAAAAGCTTAAAGCGAAAAGCAATGCATACCGCGAGGAAATTAAAAAGCTATCAGTAGAGGTTAGGTTACGGACAGAGGACGCAATGAGCGCGGTTAAGCGTGAAGAGGCAGTCAGACAAGAACTAAAAGAGCTTCAGGATGAAATCAAAGAGGAGGGTGAACTTTACGACAATCTCGATTGTTTTTAATTTTTCCCTTGACACGAGACAAACGCTCTGTTACAATAAGCTCAACACACCGTGAGACACGGTTTACTTAATGCCCCGTAGGTGTACGGGGTCTTTGACAATTAGGCCTCGATAGCTCAAAGGTAGAGCAGCGGTTTTGTAAACCGCAGGTTGTTGGTTCAATCCCAATTCGAGGCTCGGCAATCCCCTTTCTTAAATCTGGCCTCCTGCAATCGCAGGGGGTCTCTTTTTTTGTGCTGTGCAAAAATTTAACATTTTTTTTATTTTTTCCTTGACACCAGATAACGAGACTAAGTATCATTAAGGTGTTTACATGAGGAAAAGTATGGCAATACAAAAGCCGGAAGCTCTTGAACAACATCTTAACCAATTAGAATTCTTGCAGTTAACGTACGTGGGTGGTTCGGACTACAAGTACGGTGTGGATGCAAACGGCAACAATGTTTTAATCAGACTAAAGCGAGAAAAAGCAAAATTATCCGTTCAAGGTAAAGATGACGATTATATAGACCGAAAGAAATTCTCTGTATATAAGCCTTATTATCGTTCGATTACTGACAAAATCGCAGGTTACATTGTTGGTGAACCTGTAACGCGTGATGCAAATATTCCAGAGGGTGCCTACGTAGCGGAAACGATGAAAGAAGTTGTTAGCGATGGTTTGCCACTTGGCGAATATTGGGTTGGCGTTGATGCACCACAGATAGACACGCCGCCGGTCAGCAAGCTTCAAGAGATGGAGATGGCAACTACACCATATTTTACGATGGTATCACCTTTAAACGTTGTTGATTACGAGCATGACGAAAACGGGGAATTGTTAAGGTTCGCATATTCAGAGACTTACAGTCGTAAACCTTCGATGTTTGAAAAAGAAGTTGTTTTTGTGCAGTACTGGGAATGGACGCAAACGGAAGTACGCGTTTATGAAGCTCAAGAAGGACAGCAGCCAGACGAAACACCTAAAGAAACCTATGTAAATTCTTTCGGCGTTGTGCCTTTTGCGCACTTCAATCCTTCAATTCCAGTTGATGACATGGCTGAAATTGCTAAACATCTTTACAATTTAGGTTCTCTATACGATGAAGAAATCGTAAAAGCCGTATTTAGTGCATGGTTAATATCCGGTGTGCATCAAGACGAGATATTGCAACGCAATCCCGAAACTGGCGAAGTCAACGGAGATCCGAAAGCTGGTTCAATGATATTTGCCGGCGACCAAAACGCGGCCGTTAATTCCATATCAGGCCAGCCGGAAGTGCCGCAGAATATCTTAAACGCTATCTACGCAGACATTGATGAGCTTTATAGATTAGTTGGTTTGCAAAACACGTATAAAAATCAGGTTGAGAGCGGAGAGGCAAAACGTCTTGACTTCCAAAACTTAAACGCATTGCTCGTGAGTATCGCTGAAGAAGCTCAACGTGTTGAGAATTATCTCTTGCCATTAGTTGGAGATTTTGAAAAATCACAATGGCCTACAGAATTTGACGTTAAATCCTTTGCAGAAGACCTTGCGGAATATCTTGACGAAATGAAGGTGCAGTATTTGCCGATATCGTACCGCAAAAAACGTGCTGCTGACATGATTAACAAACGAAATCAAGAGCAAGATAACACAGCATACGTTAACGATATTGCAGAGGCTCCGCTACTTGATAAAGAAGCTCTTGCCGGTTACTTGATGATTGAAGGTAATCTTAAAGACGAGAAGAAAGCTGAAATTATCGGCGTAGGTAAAAAGAACTACAGGCCTGATGAGATAACTCCAGTTGACCTGACAGGAGATATGCTTGATGGCTAAACGTGTTGCTACCGCTACAGAAAACGCCACAGATTACCCTATAAGTTTATTGCAGGGTGACTTGGCAGATGCATGGAAAGATACAGACAAGGCTGAAAAAAAGGCAGCTAAATATATTGCAGAGCAACACAAAAAAGCGTCCGAAAAAATAGTTAATCAATCAGTTGGCTTTGTTCAGCGCAACGGCACATATCAAGAAGCTAAAGCGGGCGGAAAACTAAATGCCTATTTTGATGCCGTCGATGATGAGCTGAAAAAAATGAGTGCTAAACAGATTTCGTATATAGATGAAGAAAGCCTTGCGGTTTTCAAGCGTGCTTACGTTGGTACAAGCGATGCATACGGCGAGGCATTTGGGGTGTCTCTGGGCAAAGTGTCAAAAAACACATTAGCAGCGTTTGACACTATGCCTGTGCTGGGTGCGTCTACTAAAGCTGAAACGATAAATCAATACTCACAGCTTGCGTCTCGTATACGCAAGGATATTGCGCAAAGCTTGCTACTTGGTGAAAGCCCATACAAGGCAGGGGAAAAGTTGAGCAGGTCTTTAGGCATTAGCCGTAATCACGCTGTAACATTGGCACGTACGAATATAGTAGCAGCTCATAATAGGTCTACGGAAGTGCTTGCAAGTAAAAATAAAGATTTATTTAGCGGAATGAGGTGGATAACCCAACTCGACGAAAGAACCTGTATCGTTTGTGGGCCTCGACACGGCAGAATATATCCAGTTGGTCAAGCCCCGTATCCTGCACATTTTAATTGCAGATGTGCGGTTAATCCTGTGCCTGCATACAGAATAAGACGCGGTCTCGAAGCTGAAAGCACGAAACGGTATAATAAAGAGAAAAATGCGTGGATAAAAAACGGCGCAAAAGAAGATAAACGCAAAAACGACAACAGAATAAACAACCTGAAAAAACAACAATCAGACATTGAAAAACGCAATGTGAAAAATCAAAAACGCTTAGAGAAGATACAGGTCGAAAATGCTAAGCTTGCTAAAGAGATAGCCAAGACAGAACAAAAAACCGTAAAATATGCACCAGTCACTGCGGATGGAGTTAGAACACTTAAGGGAGGCAAGCTGCAAACGACAAGCGAAACAAAAAAACAGATGGAAGAGATTGGTTTTGGCGGTTTTCGCATTAAAGGTTTTACGGATAAAGACGAGGCACTAAATCGTATAAATCTTGTCAAGCAAGATTGGACACGTGTTTTAAATGAAAACCCAAGACTTCAAAAATCATTAAAAGGTAAGCAGTTTTGCAAATTATTTAATGTTGAAAATGTGGTAGGCACAGTCAACGATAGCGGCAAAAAGGTTGCTGGTATAGCAACAGATACCGGAAGAATTTCTGTTGCCGCAAAAAAACGACTAAAGAAATTAACAACAAGCAGTATTAACGTAGGCAAGGTCGGCAATGAGCTGGGAATTTCTGCAACAGACATGACGGGAACTGCCAGACACGAAATAGGACACATGTTGTCTCGTTCTACTTGGGTTCAAAAGGGTGGCGAAGTAGAGCTTGCTGGAGGCGTACGGGGTAAAGTGAAATCATGGAATGCAATAGCCGGAAATAAATCTGCAGGTTGGTGGAAAAGCAACGTCAGCGAATACGCTTCGACAAACACGGCAGAGGCATTTGCTGAAAGCTTTTCGGTTTATACTGCACCGGGCGGCCGCGAGGTTTTGCCGACAGAATTACGTGTGTATTTTGATGCAGTCTTGAGGGGGAAATAATGCTGTTGCCGTCAAACTGTAAAAAAAGAAACTGCATCCATTACGGTGGTGTTAGATGGTTAGGGGAAAGTGAAGCTACAGAGGTATATTACTGCGCTGCCTTTCCTAAGGGTATACCAGATGATATTAGTTCCGGCGATATTAAACACGTTAAGCCAATTGATGGTGATAACGGCATACAGTTTGAGGAAGCGTAATGGCTATAGTATTCGATGCAACAGTAGCAGGCACGACAACAAACTCTTACGTCACGGTTGCCGTAGCTGATGACTATTTTGAAAGATACGTATATGCTACAGGACAAAAGCAATGGCCAAGCGGTTCAAGCACGGCCACGATTACGCTTAAAGAAAATTATCTGATGGCTGCCACAGCAAATATTGATAAAAATCTTTTCATTAGTGAAAAATATGACGAAGAGCAAGCGTTACAGTTTCCTCGATATATGCAAGAAGACATGACAGAAGATGTTGACGTAATACCCACAGATATAATTAATGCTACATTAGAAGAAGCGTTAGGAGTTATCAACGGTTGTGGTTCAACTGCTCAATGCGATGGAATAGTATCTCAAAGCATGGGCAGCACTTCGGTGCAATATGGCTTTAAGCGACGTAAGACTATCTCCGCTAAAGCTTGGGAATATTTGAGAGATTGGTTACAAAGGAGAAATGATTAACGTTGCAGGGCGTTAGTCTTAAAAGTTGTACTTTTTATAAGGGAAATGAAATGAGTGATGAAGTTCATCAAGACAATGTCAGTGACAGTAACACGCCTTCGGTTGAAGAACTGCAGGCAAAAGTGGCAAGCTTAGAAAAAGCGGCTAACGATTACAAAGGCGATATGTTTAAATACAAAGAGCAATCTAAAACCGCCTCTGAACAGTTGGAGAGCTTACAAGCTAAGATGCCAAACGATGACGAGTTGAAAGCTTTAAGAGAATTCCAGGAAGCGCAGAAACAGAAGCTTGAAGAAGAGGCCAAATTGTCAGTTGATAAAATGGAAAAGCTCAAGAAAGCCGAAATGAAAGCCCTTGCTGAAAAACTCGAGAGCGAAAAATCCGCATTGGCGGAAAAAGTAAGCAAGCAAGAACAAGTACTACGTGATTTAACAGTAAACGCACAAATCACAAACGCGGCGGCTGAAGCCGGTGCAGTTAAGCCAGAGCAATTAGTAGCTTTGTTGGGTTCGCAATTTGACGTTGTGGACGACAATGGCAAAATGATTGTTGTTGCGCTTGATGAAACAGGCGAGCCAAGACGTGGTGAAGAAGGTGTATTAACTGCCAAAAACGTAGTCACTAATTTTTTAAATGATAACCCGCATTTTCTAAAACCTTCTCACGTTGTGAGCGGCACGGGGGGCACGGGTTCAGTGACACAAACACAACAGCCAACGTTAACGGCAAACGAAGCTTTACAGCTTGTAAGGTCTGGCAAAATGACCAAGCAAGAGGCAAACTCGATGCTTAGAGTTGGCAAAGCAATAAAGGAATAACAAAATGAAATACAGTTACGATTACGATGTAAAACGTGACGTGAGCGAAATGTTCGAATTTCGCAGACAGACAGCCGCTCTTTTAATTGGAATGCTTGGACTTGCAGATGCAGGTACAGCAATTAAACATGAGTGGAAAGAGTTCAGCACAACTGCCAAAACTGGTGCGATTAGCGCGGCAGCAATGACCGCAGGTCTTACAACTCTTACACCTACTACGGCGAGTTTCTCAACACTCGCAGTTGGGCAAATTTTAGCTTTCCAGAATGCGGCAGGCGTAACCTATTCGGAACGTATGAGAGTTACAGCAGTTGCAACAGCAACCGCAACTGTTGAGCGTGGATTTGGTTCCACGACTGGCGGATCTATTAGTGCAAGTGCAGTTTTCAGAGTTATCTCTGTTGCTAAAGACGAAGGCACTTCGGCAGGCGATGACACCACATCAATACCGACAACTGCTTATAACGCGATGCAGATTTTTGCTAAGACCGGTAAAGTTACCGGCACTTCACAGGCCGTTGGAAAATACGGTGTGCCCGATGCAATCGGCTTTGCGGAAGAACAGCTTGCAGACCAGTTACTACGCGAAATGAATATGTCAGTAATTTGGGGTATTTATCAGCTTAGAACAAGTTCCGTCAAAGGTACAATGGGCGGCTTGATGGAATACATCTCGACTAACGCAACATCTGCCGGAACTGCTCTGACTTCAACAATTCTTAATAACTCGATTGAAGATATCGTTGAAAAAGGTGGCGCGCCGCAGACAATTATTTGTCATCCTTCGGAAGCTCGTATCATCTCTGGTTGGAATACAAGCAACACACGTTATCAGCAGACAGACCGCGTCGCAGGTGGATACGTATCCCAGTTCGAAAGCGATTTAGGTATCATGTCAAATCTTGGCATTCTGAACCTCGTAGCAGATTTCAACATGCCGAAAGACCAGTTGTTTATCGTTGACATTAACAACATCAAGCTCGTGCCTATGGTCGGCCGTGCAATGATGTCAATGGACGCGACACAGCCCGGTGACGATGCTAAATCTCGTAGACTTCTCGGTGAATACTCACTCGAAGTTAAAAACGAAAGCACAGATGCAGCAATCATCACAGCATTGACAGTTTAACAAATAAAGGGGGGTGAAATTCCCCCCATTTTTTAGGGTAAGGGAAAAGGAATTTTATGACAGATATGCTTACGAGACAGGTGAAAATTGAAAAAGCAATTGACGCGATGAACAAGATTCGTACGTCCTCTTGTCACTTGAAAGACGCTGGCGTGTGCCCGCAAGGATACGACAGGCCCTGCGGCAAGCAGGTAGGTATTGAGTACGTAAAATTAAACGAAGATAAGCAGACTGGCAAGATTATGACGGTTCGCAACTGGACGCAGACAGGTTCAGACAACGAGCCTCATTGCTGGGGTCGGTTACGTTCAGCGCACGAGCATATTTGGGAAGCTAATTTTGAGGCGAATGAACCGCGTATTAAAAAGATGTTTCCAAAAGGCAGACCTGATGATGATGCCCCTAAGTTTGGGCAAACAGGATATTTGCTTGGTAATGGTCCCGGACTAAAAGTTAACGGCGATTTGTTGAAAGACGTTAAGGGTGATATCTGGGGTTGTAACCGTCACGGAGATTTAGACGTAGCTTTAGATTATTACATGGTGTTGGATGCACGTTGTAAAGACTACGAAGAAAGCATCAAAAAGATTAACAAAGACGTAACTCCTATTTTTAGTGTGTTTGCAAATCCTGAAGTAACCAAACATTTCAACACTAACAATGCCTTGTGGTACAACGTTTGGGGTGCAGGTTCTAAACTCCACAAACGCACCCGTAAGTTTGCCAACAAGAAATTCAAGGCTGATGATTTCTCTAAACTCGATAGCGGCTTTAACGTTTGTTATTCGATGCTACATGCAATGTATAAAATGGGATATGAAAAGATCGTCATACTCGGCATGGATTATGCCTTTTCTGGTGGTTACGAATATTTCAACTCGGCAGATGATGACCGCTTTATTTTTCAAGACAAAGAAAAAGGCTTTGTGATACGTCAAGACATTCAAGAAAAATACAACAAGATGGGCGGTTTATTTCAAGCTCGCGACGCTTGGGGTAACGTTACTTTTACATGTCAGCCGATGCAGATGGCGGCCGTAATGATGAAAACCGCTGCGTATTGGCTTAAAGATAAAATTGAATTGGTAAATTGTACGGAGGCGGGTTTAGACATAGGCATTAAAAATGACAAGCTCGAACATCACTTATGTTGACGTTTATTTTGACCACAAAGGTCGTTACTGGGGTTATGCAGGTAGGCTTAATTTGAAGCCGAGAATTGTAAGGATGGATTTTGAAAAGTTTGAAAAGTTTATCGAAATGCCACAAGAGATTAGACATCTCGGACGCGCTTTGCTTTACGGTAGGGAGATAAAAGATGGCGAGTAATTATATAGAAGCTTATCGAACGATTGCTGAAAACTACGGCGTAGCAGATGCAAGCGGTTTTAACGACATGGAATGTTTACGCGGTATTTGCTCAAGTCTTTATGGCGAAAGCGTGGCAACATTCAACAAACTTGAACTACTAAGAATATGGGCAGACAGAACATGAAAAAGATTTTACTTTGTACTTTACTTCTTTGCAGTTGCCAAGCGGTTGGCGCGGGCGTTAACCTTATCGGTGGTTTTTATCACGAGTATCAATCAATCGAAAGACACGATGCAACCACAGCACAGCTTGAATTCATGCAGGCTGATTTAACCGCCATTAAAAATAAGCTCGATGGCAAACAGGATACTATCCCGTTTAACAAGACGGCTACAGGCGGTGCAATTGCAACTGGGATTGCAGGTGCTTGGGTATGGCGCGAGAAGCTTAAAAAACTTTTTGGTAAAATAAATTTAGGCAAGGTTAAAGAATTGTTTAGCAATTTGTCTAACATAAAGTGGAGACGTTAAATGAGTATTGCTTTAAATTGGCTTGCCGGACCATCAGAAATGACCATTGGTGAATATACAGCTTACGCTGAAGTTGGCGAAGGTGTTAGTAAGGTTGTAATGCGCCATGCCGGTGGTGCTAACTGTTACGATTTTGGCAACGGCTTTGACTTGACAGACGACGGCGACATAAAAAATCGTTGGGTTTTCACAAATCCCGACAGCGTTACCGGTGCAACAGTTACTACGTCGGCAACTTCAGCTGGCAGCGGTGCAGGCTTAGAGCTCAACTACCAGATCAGTGGCGATCCCTCTGCACAATCTCAATACGGGGTTGGTGTTCTTCGACCGTGTAAGAAAATATACACAGAGGGCGATGATTATAATTTTATGTACATTGTTCACAAAGACCAAGTCGAAGGTGCAACGAGTTCATCGCAAACGATGTGGTTTGGACTAACTGAAACTGAAAAGATTAACAGGCAAGAAAAACGCGAGAGCGGTGGCACTACTATCACTTATCAGTTCGAGTTGCTGATGGGTATCTGGAACGATGGAACCAATCTAAAAGCTCGTTGCGAGTTTGGAACTTTAAGTGGGAATACGAGTGGTGTCACTCAAGTCGTTTCGCCAGTTACAATAACTCCAAGCGATGATTACGTGGTGGGGAAAGTTATAAAATCTGGCACAAATTATCGTAGTGCTTTTTTTGAAGCAGAAACGGTCGCGGAGGCTTGGACAAGAGCGGCGGCGTGGACTTCAGGCAGTGCATCGGCTTTAGATGGCTACTTGACGGAAGGTTCAATAACTAATACTGCAACGGTTAGTTTCAAATATTTGGGTCTCGGTTTTACTGACGACAGCGACACTGCTACAGCTGAAAGCCGCAAGGTTACTTGTTACGGTATAGACGGAACCGTCTGTAATTGGTACGCTCCGCATTACGGAAATGCAAACGATTGCGGATTGTGGAATGTTTACGAAGTACCAGACACGGCGGCGGAAACTAAAAACGGTTGGACGTTTGTGCTTGACGGCGGTGCATCATCTTCAGGTGAACTCAAACATGACCACGCAGAATTTACAATCGCTCGTGAAAACTCCGATACAAAAGTTTTCGGATACACGCACGATACAAACTTAACGGTTACTCAAAGCTCAACATCTAAATATATTTTCGGCAAGTTTCAATTTGATGCAAACAATGTAAACGATGCTTGGCGTTACGGTTTTTTCAACTCAACAACTAACGACTGTGCGAATAATGGCCACTCAATAGGGTCAGACAGCACCGGACATTTTTTTACGTGCATCGGTGGCACGGCAGGCAACACAACAACATCAACGTTTACGGTTGATACTGATTATTGGTTACGTTTAGAAATAGACGAAGGCACATCTTATCTTGATGTATTCAACGCTTCGGCTACACGTAGCGAAGTTGATGCAGGGCGCGGCAATGGAGACTTCGCAAGCTTGTCAAGAGACATCTCCAGTGCTACAATTACTTGCGATGAAGTCGGCTTACGCAACACAAATAGAATTGGCGCAAACTCTTCAATGACGATGAGGGGATATGAGACGGAAGGTAACGCACACGCTGACCATGCCGATGGATTGCATGACGGCTGGTATCCTGATATCGAGTTTGACTTCAACCAGCAAGCTTTAGGAGTTTCTTCAGCTTACACGTTCAGTTATTCAACATTTGCTGTAAGTTCGACCGGTTCTAATATTATGTACTCACGTCGTATTGACACAACTGGCGATAGCTCGTTAGACTTTACAGGTGGCTACTTATCAGAAAGCGCAACGGCTGCCCTTGATGACGAAGACGGTTTTGAGATGGCGTGGAAGTGCAACTTTGACCCAACCGAATTAAGCTCTGCGGTAACGCTTGCTGAAATTACTGCGGAAGCCGATGAACTCGCACCAGATGTAAATTATTTGTTTGTGCGTAAAAATACTACGCTTGCGAGTTATGCAGTTGAGTGCCAAATGGCGGACAACGTCGCCATGAAATTTGGAGAGGTCAGGTATTCGCCGGACGGTGGAACCACGCTTTACATTGTTGACTGGAACGACACAACTAGGAAACGTGTCGGTACTGCTTTTGCCTCTTACACTGTTACAAACAGTTACAAGATTGCAAATGAGGGAGATACACAGGCCGTATTAACTCCGGCAGGACAGTACGACGAAATCTTATCACTCAAGCTTGCAAATCTCGGGCTAAGCGCAAACGCAACTATACTTATACAAGTAAGAGCTACAGACGCAGCAGATAATCAAAGCGGATGGGTAACAGCTACTGAATACGGAACAAACATTACAGAAGCGATTGCTAATGCTAACGAGATGGAACTTTTAAGAATTATAGCGACACAAACAGCATAGAAAGCGACACCATGACGCCAAACGTAGATGAAAAACTTTGCAACGAGAGGACACATCATTTGAGTGATGCAGTACACGATTTAAATGTCACTTGTGAGAAGATAAATTCAAAGCTTGATAAACTTGTTGAGCATGAAGTCAGAATTGACCATCTTGAGAAGGTTGTAAGTTGGACGTGGAAAACGGCGGTCATTGCCGTGCTTGGTTTCGTTGGTGAAATTGTTTACAGGGTGTTTAAATGAATTTTGATTGCCAGTTTATTAATGGTGATTTCTTACAGGCGATTAAAAGCCCTGCACATTGGGGTAGTGGCGATAATAAAGACCCGTTGCATATTGAGTTTGATGTGGCGTTTGAATTGAACGTGCCGAAAGAGGTTTACGGTGTAACGTTGGTTTTTAATGGTGATGATGTGGAGAAGGCTTAATGGCAACCTTAACAGTTGGTGATGGAAAAACTTATTCAACCATTACAGCAGCTAACGCATTGGCTAACGATGGTGACACGATAGAGATTTATGCCAACACAAACGAAGCGGCTTATTCAGAAGGCAACATAGTCGTAATAAAAGCAATTACTATTGTTGGTATGGTTGACAAATGTGGCGTAAGGACTGCACGACAAGCGGTTCTCTATCTCGGCTCTGGTGGTAGTGCTGTGAGTGGAACGATAACTATTCGTAACATGACACTTTATCGAGCAAACATACGCCTCGACGTTATAAGTGGTGATGTTCTTTTCGATAAGTGCATCATTTATTCAGACCCGAACAGAATTGAGCCGTCAGGCGCGTACACGAGAACGAATACTTATACGTTTAGAAACTGTTTATTTATTGGCGCACGTTGGGATGTGGTTTACGTTCGTTCGGGTTCAGGTGGTGATTTCAGGTTTGAGCATTGCACGTTTACAGAGTGCGGCGTAAATGCCCTTAATATCACGACCGCAAATGTTAATTCTGTCAGTGTGAAAAACTGCGATGGTATCGGCGGTGGAGACGCTTGGGTTACGGTGGCAGGTGAAACTGACAGTAGCTACAACTCAACACAAACAAGCGCAACTTGTGGAACCAATAACCTCACTAACAAAACTAAAGACGACGCTGATTACTACCCGTCAGATATTCTACCAAACGGAATTTTAACAACGTCTTGCTTGTATCAAGCAGGGGCGGCCATAGGCGGCGTTACAGAAGATATTTTCGGTTATACCCGTCATTCTTCAACTCCGTCAATAGGATGCTTTGAGGGCGGCGTATACAGCCCTGATGCAGACGATGTTTTAGCCACAGCGACTTATGAACTTGGAACAGAAACAGGTAACTATGTTGCCCCTGATGCAGGAGACGTTAAGGCAGGCGTTAATTTCGGCGTTGGCGAGATTGGCACTTATTCAGAAGGCGGTGCTTCTGGTTGTGGCATGGGTTCACAAGCGGTAATATTAACATTTAGAACAGAAACAGGGAAAGACAGCGTACTAAATCCCATATTTACCACAACAACATCGACGGCATACGGTCAATGGGAAGATAAGACAGGCGGGTTGGTATTCACCTTAGGTTCTGCAACCGATAAACGTATTGACGCTTTGTTTATTACTTCAGATGATTTAGTCAAGACGGCAAATAAATTTACGTACGCAAATAAAGATTATGAACGTACGTTCCTGAAACGTGTAACAGACTTTAACGGCAATCTACATCATTACGAAGTCTCTTTAACGGAGATTACCTAATGGCGTTAAATAGAAAAAAGTTTTTTAATAGCTTAAAAAAAACACAAAAAGCGGTAAAAAAGGAACTTGACAAAAGAGAAAAAAAAGCTGTTGCGTGTCTTTTTGCTGTGGTAAATGGACCAATGATTGAGGAGATTAAAAAAGTAACTCCGGTTGATACGGGTGCATTATGGGCGGCAACTCAAACAAAGCAAAACTCTCCGTCAAATCCTTTAATACTTGAGAACACCAAAAATTACGCAGCATCGGTTGAATTTGGAAACAAGAGGCACGGCGAAGGTAAAAAAGGTGCATTTATGCAACACGGCCTTGATTGGTTTGTGCAAAACGGCGAGAAAGAAATAGCGGAGTTTATTAATGACAATCAATAAAGTACGTGAAAGAATAGCATCAAGCTTAAACGTTTCGGCGGTAACTTCAACGTGTGAACTTTACCCAGAATTGAACACGCCCGATAGTGCTGATTTTCCGCGTGCAACTTACTACGTCATTGATGATTTACTCGACCGCGATGAAAATATATACAATGACGAATACACGACATTAGGCGAGACTGTAGTACAGTTGAAAGCTTATTACCCGTCTGACGTAAACGGTGCGGAAACGTCAGCGACAGCCATGCTTGAAACTATGCGTAGGCTTATTTATCCTGCAAATTTAAGCGACGACATTTTCCGAGTTGGCAGTGTTACTACTCAAACACAATTCACAGAACGTGACGTAAACGGTGTGTGGATTGCTATAGGTAGATACCGCATCAAGTACAATATGTTATCATAAAGGATTAAAACATGGCTCAAAATTATAGAGCGGGCGAAAGTGGCCTGTACACTTTAGGCGGCGGGACACTCCTGCTATCTGAAGTTGACGCCACACTCGTCGGCGGTTACAAGGGATTTGTTTCTGTAGGAAACATGCCCAATTTCACGTCAACACTCGACCCTGAATTTTTAGAACACTATACCTCGCAGAGCGGTAAACGTGTTAAAGACGAAGAAGTAGTTAGTCAAATTAATGCTTCTATTACCGCTGAAGTAGACGAATTTTCTGCGGAAAATATCCGTGCATTCTTCTACGGTGGTGATGTGTCAAGTTACGCGGCACAGACTGCAACAACTGCAACGGCAACTGGTATCATCGGCACGACAAGAGATTTGTATCTTGCTCAAAAAGGTGTTGCATCTGTTGTCGTTAAATCGGCTGGCGGGACAACTACTTATTCTGTCACTACTGATTACACGGTTGAAGATGTTTTTGAACTTAAAGCTATCCGTTGGGTTAGCACTGGTTCTATTGGTGATGGTGATGAAGTTCTCGTTGAGTACGTCTACACAGAAGACGCCGGACAGGAATTTGACGTTCTTTCTAACACGCAGAAAGAAGGTAAGGCTATCCTCATCGGACGTTCTGACGCAGGTACTAATTGGCGTTGGGATATCCCGTCTGTCAAGATTAACGCATCTGGCGACTTCGGCTTAACTGGTGATGACTGGTCAAGTTTCAGTCTTGAGATTGCGGTTCTTGAAGATAGCACGGGCGGATTTGGGACATTCCAAATTCCTAACAACAAGTGGAACACGTAAGCAAATAGGGGAGGTTAATAGCCTCCCCGACTTTTAGGAGAAAGTACAATGGCAAAAAAATTTGAGGCAGCGTTGAAACAAAGCGAAGCGTTTCTTGAGGTTGCAGGCAAGCGACTTTTAATCAAAAAGTGGAATCTTAAACAGACCATGAAATACGGTGGTGAGGTTGCAATGATTGCTAAAAAGCTTTACGGGCAACAAGACAAACTTGTAGACATGGAAGTAAGCGAATTAATTACTTCATGTATGGATAACGTTCTACCCATCGTAGCGGATACAATCACTAATGATAAAAACGGATTTGACAGCATTGATGAGGCTGAAAAATGGCTTAACGACACGGCAGGCTTGTTGGGTTTTGTGTCTCTTGCAACGTTTATTATTCGCCAAAACTTCGGCGGTGATAAAAAAAAAGAAATCGAAACTCTAAAAGCTCTGATACCGGGATTGAACAAGTTGTTTGCGAAGCTGTCGCCGATGGCTTCAGTTATGAAACAATTCTTAACATGACGCTTGATGAAATTGAAATTTTATTGCCCGAAATTATTAAAAAGAAGAAAGAGCAAAGATTAGTAAACATGATTGATTATAGAGTTGCACAACATGCAGACAAAAAAGGCTTTGAACAAGCTACTGATAGGTTGAGGCCTAAGGAAGATGATGTCGATGACGTGCAACGTCTTGCTCGAAGATTAGGGCGTAAAGGTTAAAAACTATGGCTACAACAGTTGGCGAAATACTTATCCCGCTTGAGGTCGAGACCAAAGGGCTTAAAAAAGGTGAGAAAGCTATTAAAGGTCTTGGTGATAGTTTACGTTCTCTTGCTAAACCGGCGGCGATTGCTGCGGCAGCATTGGCCGCTATTGGTGGCAGCGCATTAAAGGCGGCGGCTGATTTAGAAAAGTCTTTGCGTGAGGTTAACACGTTGCTCGGCAAGACTGCAAGTGGTTTTGCAAAGATACAAAACGATGTTATATCTCTGTCTGGTGAATTAGGTCAATCCGCAAATGATTTATCTTCAGCGTTATATCAAGCTGTATCGGCCGGTAATGATTATGACGACGCGTTAAAAGTTGTTGCACAATCAAGCAAGTTAGCGGTTGCAGGTGTGGCAGATTTAACGGATACAGTTAATCTTGTTACTACCGTATTAAACGCTTGGAAGCTCGAGGCGAGTGAACTTGAAGCGGTTTCTGACAGCTTATTTACCACAGTCCGTCTAGGTAAAACAACAGTGGCGGAAATTGCCGCGGCCATAGGCCAAATCGCACCGACGGCTTTTAATGCAGGTGTGTCATTAGATGAAATTAACGGCGGTCTTGCTTTACTTACTGCAAACGGTTTGAGTACAGCCGAAGCTATAACAGGCTTACGAGCTATTCTTTCAGGTGTTATTAAACCCGTTCAAGAGGCGACAGATGCAGCGGAAAAATTAGGCATTGATTTCAGTGTTGCCGCTATTAAGTCAAAAGGACTTGCCGCCTTCTTGGGTGAAATCGGAGAAGCTACAGACGGAAGCGTTACTGCATTGGCAGAGTTTTTTCCAAACGTGAGAGCTATTGGTCCGGTGTTAACACTGGCGGCGAAGGGTGGTGCAGAGTTTAATAAGGTTCTTGATGAATACTTGCAGAAAACAGGTGCAGTTGCAAAGGGAACTGCCGAGATTGAGAAATCAACATCGAGACAGACAGAAAGACTTATTAATGACCTAAAAAACCTACAATTAGAGTTTGGAAAAAACTCATTACCTGCGTTTAATGTTTTCCTGAAAGGTTTAGGGCGTGTGAGTAAGGGGGTTAAAATTTTAATCGACCGCTCGAAAACATGGAGTGAAAGACTTAAGGAGTTGTGGGCAAGAACAAGAAACCTTGCAGGTGCAACAAATGAGCTTAGAAACCTACTCTATGAGGAGCGGCTGGCAAGGCAAAATAAAGGTTTAGAATTACTCAAAAACGACCTAAAAGCAACCGAACAAGAGGTTAAAGATTTTATAAGAGAATATGAAAAGCTTAACGGGCTACCTGCTTATAGCGTCAAAACAGATACAGCTACAAAAGAGTTTGGCGAGCTTAGGGCTGAACTCAAAGAGCTTGCAGAACTCCGTAAGCAACCGGGCGAAGAGGACTCAACACTCGAAAGCCTGCGTAAAATAAAAGCGGAACGTGCGGCAGAAAGAAAAGAACTTGAGCAAAATAAAAAGGTAGAAGAACAGCGAATAAAAAACATACTAAAGCTTAACGAGGAAGCTGCAAAGTTAAGAGAAGAGCTAAAGGCGCAAGACGATATTCCAGTATGGGAAAGGCGTGTGCAACAAGCCGAGACGCTATTAAAGACCGCAAAAGAGCTTGGAGATGAGCAAGCAGTGGCAGGAGCGCAGGCAACGCTTGAAGCGGCGCAAAGGGCTAAAAATGCAAAGCTTGCCGAGAAGCAGGCAAAAAATGAGATAAAACGCAGAAAGGAAGTTGAGAAGATTGCCGCCGCTGAAGCGGAAGCATCAAAACAGCGTGAAATTGCAGAAAAGAAACGTGCGGAAGCTACGGCAAAAGCAGCGCAAGGCGTTAAAGACTTCTTACGCGAGCTTGAGATATCTACAGAAAACGCGCCAACTCAAAAACTTATTAGCGACTTCGAAAAGATAAGCGAACTACTAAAAGATGCACTTCCTGAAGATGTTAAAAAGCTTGAGGATGCATTTGCAAGTTTGGCAGAGCAGGCAGGCAAGCAGTTCGAAAACGAGCTTAAAAATGTTCAAGACAGAATAAACCAAATCGAAACAGACATTAAAAAGTCAATCGGCCGCGCGTTGGCTGCCGGTCAAGATTACGATAGCCGCCGTGCTGCAATCACCAGCGACAAAAGCTTGAACCGTAAAGAGAAAAAAGAGGCACTTGAGAAAATCAATGTTGAGTTTCAAGCGGAACGTGACAAGGTTGAGAAGCTTAAAAAGTTCGATGTGATAGATGAAGATACCGCAGAAGAAGCAGGCAGACTTACAAAGTTTGGTTTTAGTGCCGATGAAGCTATTGGCATAGTAGAACAGCAGAAAAAACTTGAAGAATTAAAGATACAACAAGAAGAGATAAGAAAAGAACAACAGGCGTATGATGACAGAAAGGTTGATTTACTTGCACAGATAGCAGCAAACACAGCGAAAGGACCACAGCAACCGCCACCACCGCCAGAGGTTTTAGTTACACCGCCAAAACCGGGAGAGCTTGACACGGCATTAATCGAGAAATTCAAGGAAGGCATGCACGAGCTTTATGGAGAGTTTACTGATGAAGCTGAAAATGCCATTCAAGGTCTTATTGATAAATTTGGCGGTAGCGAAATAGAGGCCGCGAATTATTACTTTGATGAACGAAAGAGAATTAGAGAGGGTCTTGGTTTAGATTTTGATGACCCAAGAAAAGAAAAAGAAGAAGAGCCGCCAATAAGCGTTAGACCTGCCATTATTGGCCCGGGCTTAGAAAATGAGTTAATTGCGCCAGCATTTTCAGGCGCACCGTTAGCACCAACAGAAGAAGATTTGCAAGATGAGTTATTCGGCACGGCACCAGAAGTAAGTCCCGGCGCGGAAGGTCTCGTAATACCCGAAGGTGGATTTTTGCCGCCCGAATTAGACCCTGATGTTTTAGGCGATGTTGGCGTCGATGCGTTAGCCGGATTTGCCGACAGTGCCGGTGGCTTAACAGACGAGATAAGCAACCTCGCTGCAAATATAGTTGAGAAGTTCACGGAAGTTGACGACCAGTTTACGGAAGTAACAGAATTTCTCACACAGATTAATCAATACTTTTCACCCGGTGGCAACGGTGGCGTAGGAGTTGTGTAATGGCTGATAGAGATGGAAGTTTCGCATATTTAAGCGGTACTGTAACCGTGACTTTAACCTTCGGTGAAGATTTTGAGGTTGTCAGTAATCAGCAATCTAACCTGCAAGTAACGCCGATATTACGCGCTAATTCTGTAGCTTGGAATGACGGCAGGCAGCCCGAACGAAAAGAGATACGGCAGATATGGCAGAAGTTTACAGCGACAGGCACAACACAATCTGCGATTGAAGATTATTTTGAAACTAAGCGGCAATCTTTTTTAGACAAATCCGGCACGTTAACTTATAAAAAGCCTGATGGGTCTGCACAATTCAGCGAAGCGGGTTGGTTTCTGACAGAGTTTGGATTACCCACAATTACGTCTGGTTTCAAAGGAACGTTTTGGATTGCCGAATATCAGCTTAAATTTATTAAGCCTTAGGAGAAATAATGGCTAATCATGAGTTATACACGTCTACTGCGGCGGTTAAGAATTCTGTTGTAATACAGCGTAATTTTAATATGGCTTCTACTCTAACATTTCAGGAGCCTAAACGGTACGATGCCACAAGCACTTTTTCCTTGTTAGATACTGTTACTTATACCGACCCTGAAGCGGGTTTATTGTTTGAGGGTGTGCTTATTAGCAAGAACCCTAAAGCATCGGCGCGTAACGAAAGTATCGGTTGGTCTTGTCAAGACGCCGCCATGCGAGACATAGCGCGTACGATATACCGTACGACTGCTTCAAGCACGTTCAAATACAATGTTATTGGCAATACTCAAACAACTACCGTAAAAGACGTGCTACAAGAGGTTTTAAGCTCCGCTGCAAGCGTTTTAAGCTCGATTGATGGATACACCCTACCAACGGCTACAACGGCTGTTATCCCCGCTACAACTTATTCAGGACAAACGTACAAAAGCATTATTGATGACTTAATGAGGCAAGTGCCAAATTGGGGATATTATCCGCTATACGGTGCATCTGGAACTGTCACTTTAACCGTGGTTGATTTCGTTGCAGGTGGTGCATCTCAAACTATTACGGTTGGTGATGGTTCAGACGTTACATTAAACTCAAGTACAAATTCATCATTAGTAATTCAGCTTAGCGAAAATATTAATTCAGATGGTAAGTTTAAGAAACTGACTTTAGAAGGTATCGGAGATTTTACCGAGTATTATCGTGTTGAACATTTAGCACCGGCTTGGGGTTCGGCTACTGCAACGGCTAATATGTTGTTTAGCACAACTTATCCCTGCACGGATTTATTCACGGTTCAAGATGACAATACAGGTGAGTGGCGTTTTTACCGCGCACCGATAATGTTGTATTATTTTAGCGGTTCGGCTTTGTTAGCGTATACAACGTTAGACCCTGCCGAATATTATCAAGAGACATACGACCCGATTACGCCGAGTAATCTAATTAATACTCAATTTTTTGAGAACATCGGTAAAACTTGGAGCACTGCAACTGCATCTAATTTTCAGATTTCGTACACGGCAAGAACGGCTGATTTTTCAAAGACTTTATCAAGCTCAAGCACGGCGTTAGATGGCGAGAAGATAATACAAGATGAAACGTGGGGTAAGTATACCATTACCGAGAGGTGGAACTTATCGGCAACTTCTACCGTTGTTTATAATACATCTTCAACAATGAATGCTATTTTAACTGATTACGCAAAAATTTACTTGACAGAGAATAAAGTTGGGCAAGTTGTTACGTATAAATACGGTGATATTCCATACGAGCTTGGCGATGTAATAACTAACTTTGATAGTTTGCGCATCGGTGGCATGGAAATAAGGCCAGAACAACGGCAAGTAAGTTTAAGGTTGACAGATGATTTATCTGCAATGCCGTTAGCGTATTACGCGAGGTTGAGAAATACCTTGTGCGATGTGCAGCCAGAGACAAAACAGAAACGTAAATTCGGAGGGAGAGAGGACAGAGATGCCTAATTTCAGCACACTTAAATTTATTCAACGGGACAGCACATCGGGTGATAGTGACATTGTTGTATTGCAAGCCGCGATTAACGATGGAGATTTCGGTCAAGTGAAATTTGGTTACATTTCAGGCTCGACCGTAGTCGGTACGGGTTCATCATTTTCAGCCTTCAACGCTTCCGGGGCTAACTACACAACAGGAACAGCGGCGGTCTTCGGGAGAGATCGCAACTCACGCCCTTTTTTCTATAAGCCCGGCGGCGGTTCAGATAATGTATCGTTGCCGAGCGCGTCGTTCAGTATGTATCTATCTAATGCGTACAGTTACTCGAGCTACATTACAAGTACCGGTTCAGTAGGGGCGGCGAATGAAAAATATTTCTTCTACGGAACGGCGGTTAATGACCTATTTTCGCAAGTTGATACATGGAGAATTGAATTTTATACGTTAAGTGGAACGTCCACATATACGCTTGTTGATGCTTTGGACATATCTGCCGGTTCAGGTGCTTTTTTCGACGCAGGTACTGGGATGCAACAGCAGGGCATAATGTCTGCCACCGGTTCGTTTACGCACGTTAGATATGGTGTGTATCCAACAAGTTTTGCATTCACCGGAAGCGTCAGCTTATACAGTATGCGCTTCGGCGTATTCGACCCATAAAAGACCCTTTCTCCTAAGAAATGCCCCTAACTTGTTGTTGGGGGCGCCTTTTAACTCTTTGATTATCATACAAACATAATTAGATTAAATATAAATAGCGAAATAATGCAAAAAGTTTAAGATTTTGTATTGACAATTTGCAGGGTGTGATATAAGATACTTTTAGATTTAAGAAAGGGACAAAATGACAAACGTAGAAAAAATCAAAGAAGCAGCAAAAAAACAAGAAACAAAAGTAAAAAACTTAATCGAGAAGAAATACAAAGTTGTTTCTAATTGTTTCGATTGTGGAGTTCAAGTTATCAACTCAATGTTCGGAATTTTAGTTGAATACAACCTAACATCAAGCGTAGACGACATCCAAGCCAAAAATGAAGAAGTAAAATCTTACTTACAGAAAAACGGATTAGCTTGTGTTAAATATAACAACTCACAAGTTTTAGTAAAAATTGCCATTTAAGAAAGGGCGTAAAATGCAAATTAAAGGTGAACAGTTGATTGATGTTGAAGGCGAGTACGAAAGTGTTGAAGATTTTGAGGCAAAGCACGAAAACTCCAGAATATGTTCAATAGATGGCGTGCAAGTGTTGTGCTATTGCTACGAGTGCAATAAACCACTACTTAACCACAACAATGAAACATACTATGATGACGTAATGTATTTATGCAAAGAGTGTGATGAAAAGCATTATTCCGGACTTATAGCAAACAAAACTGTCATTTAGAAAGTGAGCTAAAATGTATCGCATTAATTTTGAATTGTACGAAGAAATTATAGATGTTGGGAGGGTTTATGGTCACGTTGCGCTAACAAAAGACAACAAGCTACAAGATGAACTTTGCTTTGACAAATACAAAAGGTGTATAATAACAGAAAAAAACATTGACAAAATAAAGGATGGTATTTGCCGCATGCGAGACAAGCTCGAGCAGGTTAAGCTTGGGTTTTACAATATCTTCGGTTTTGAAATACGTCAAGGTGGCGAGCAATGAGTTGGGCAAGTGACCACGACTACGCAGGGCATATAATACACATTAGAGATTATACGTGTAAGTATTGCGGAAAAGGCAGGCTTGATTGGCACGAGCAAGACGACGGCAAGTGGGTTTTAGTTAAAGACGGAACAACAGAAAAACATATTTGCAGAAAGGTTGAAAAATGAGTGAAGTAAGATTTAACGTTGGAGATTTTGTTTATATTGCAAGTCATATTGGCTATGTTTACGGCGGCCAAATTAAGCTTATAAAGATATACAAAGATTGTGTGCAGTATGAAATATTATTGCCCGGTCGTGGCGATAACGACATTCGATGGCACAATGTAATTGATCGTGAATGTTATGCAACTCTTGAAGGTGCATTAGAAAAGGTCGAGGCAGAATGAAAAGACAAGATATATATTTTAACGGTGGAACGTTAGCACCTATTGTAGTTGTAGCTTGCGTTTATTGGCTAATCTGGACGGATGATAGACTGCTTGCAGGGCGCATACTTGCAACCGCTTTTTTTGCAATGATTAACTTTATGGCGTTACTTGCAGTTAGCAAGGACGACGAATGAAATACTCAACCACTACGCAAATACGCACAAGTGCGGAACTTAAGCAAGCGTTTCAACGTTTGTGCAAGAAGAAGAAAACAACGCCGAGCAAGTTTTTACGTGCGGCAATGAGATTATTTACAGAAAGGGCGATATCATATGAAGAGTGAAGATTTAATTTTTATCGGTTGTCTGTACATCGGCGCAATAGCTCTATACGTAGCATTGGGGGCGTTATGATATCTAAAGATTTTACAGAGAAACTACAAGAGCAAGTTGACTTTCTCAAGGCACAAAAAGAAACGCTTTGCAGTGGCTTGGATGTTATCGAAGCTTCTGCATTGTCTTATGAAATAGACCTTGCTGCAACCGATATAGCGTGGCGTTTAGATGTTCTTGCGCACATGATTAAAGACCAGTTACCACAAGAGATTAAGGCTATGCAAGTGAGATTAGAACAGCTTTACGATTATAAGTCATTGCTTGAAGATATACTTGAAGACGCGGTAAGTGAAACGGGGTTAACTGGCAACTATCACGACATAAAATTAACCGAGAAAGGGCTTGAAATAAAATGAATGAAAAAATGAAAGTGGCACTTGCAAACGCAGTGCTTGACCAATGGCACAGCATGATGCGAGACTACAGCACGTGTT